TTAGCGTTTCACCTAGTGTAACAGGTATAGGAATGACAGCTAACTTAGGAACTGTTACAGCTGTTCCAGGTCAAACTATAATTCCTACAGGTTTCCCTTTACTAGCTAGAGTTGCCCCTGTATCTGCATTTACAAATGCCACTGCAACTTTTAATGGTTTTGGGTTGACTCCAACACTAGGAAGTGGTAATGCTCTTATCTGGGACGAGGTAAATACCGGTTCTGCTCCAATAGATCCTCCTGGATGGAGGGAGGTCGTTGCATAAAGAGTTTGACACTTTCTCTTTATTTTAATAAAATAAACGATATAAGGAATTTAATATGGCGAATTCAACATCAGCAAATTTAAAACTTACAGTACAAGCAACTGGAGAAAATTCAGGAACTTGGGGACAAATTACAAACACTAACCTTTTAATCTTAGAACAAGCGATTGGTGGTTTTACTACCTTTAATATAACTAACGCTGCTAGATCTTTAACTTTTACTAATGGTGCAGTATCAAATGGTAAAAATGATGTAATAAAATTAACAGGAACTTTAGCTTCTAACCTTACAGTTAGCATTCCAAACTCAATTGAAAAAACATACTTTGTTGAAAATGCATGTAATCATGCAAACAATACTTTAACTTTTAAAACAGCTTCAGGAACAGGTGTATTATTATGTGAAGGAAATAATTATACCTTATATTCTGATGGAACTAATATTGTAAAATTATCTGAACAAAGAAACTGGAGAGCAGTATCAGCAGCAGAAACAGTTCAAGCTGGTGCTAAACTTTTAGTAAATACAAATGGAGGAGCAGTTACAATAACGCTTCCAGCATCACCAGCTGCAGGGGATGAAGTATCTTTTGTAGACCAAGGTTACGATTTCAATACTAACGCATTGACTGTTGGTAGAAACTCTTCTAATATAGCTAATGCAGCGTCTGATCTTGTTGTTAATACACAAGGTGCAGCTTTTGGATTAGTATATTCTGGAGATGCTACAACAGGATGGACTTACACGGAGAAATAATATGTCAAATTACGAAGCAACGAAATACGATTTTACTGGAGCAAACCTTACAGGTATCGAGGGAATTCCAACAGCGACTATTGTACCGTGGTCTACTTCTTCAGTGCCAACAGGATTTCTAGAATGTAATGGTCAAGCAGTTTCAAGATCAACTTACTCTGCATTATTTGCAGCGGTAGGCACAACTTATGGTGCGGGTGATGGTTCATCTACTTTTTTAGTTCCTGATTTACAAGATAAAGTACCTGTAAGTAAATCTAATAACAAAGCTTTAGCTTCAACAGGTGGTGCAGAAACAGTAACTTCAACTGGAAACGTTGGTGGTTCAACAGCAAATACTGCTATATCAATAGCACAAGTTGCATCTCACCAACACGACATACTTGGAGGTGCTTCTACTGGTAACCAATATATTCGTTTTGGAAGAGGTTCAGGGCCTACAACAATACAGACTTATTATTCAACTGGTGGCTCAGGGGGTCACTCACATAATATGAGTGCTAATTTCTCTGGAGATGCAACTTCAGTTTTACAACCTTATTTAACAGTAATTTATATTATAAAAACTTAGGAGAAAAAATGGCAACTAACGCAAATTGGACAGTAGTATTTGATGATAAAATAATTATTAAACAAGGTGCTTCAACTGGTTATATAATTGATAACGATTCTTTTTGGAATCAATCTAAATTTTCAAATATTTGGGCTTTGCAATATCAAACTTCAGTGACTACAGATGAAGTAGAATATAGAGACACAACTCCAAACGGTACTTATGCCGATGCTAATCTTGGAGATTTTCAACAATTTATAGATTTATGGGATTCTGCACATTTAACTAGATTGCAAAATGAATGGGATAATGATGTTGTTGATGGCGAAACTGAAGCTGAAAAAATCGCTAGATTAGGTGAAAGACCTACTTCTTATTCTTCATAATTATTGGTGTAAAAAACAATTAATAGAATATCTAATACCTTTTGTAATGGGTTCAGTTCCGTGAATCCAAATGGGTTCTGCTGGAAATAACATAGCGTCTCCTATTTTAAAAGAATGTTTTATTTGACCGTTAAAAAATCTAAATTCTCCACCTTCATAATCTTCATTTAAATTTAACGTGCAAGCAGCTCTTATAGTGCCGTCGTAATCTATGTGATCTTTAATGTAATCTCCTTTCTTATATTTTAAAATACGAATGTTACTTGATTGAGACATGTTAGTTATATCGAATGTAGAACACATATTATTCTTAATATATAATTCATAATTTTTTAACATTATGTGTATGTACTTTTTAGCTAGATCTAAAGGTTCTTTAAATTTATTCTCGTTTACATATAGATTAGTTAAATTAATACATTTGTAATTATCTTCTTCATGTTTTTTTGTTTTATGTTTATAACTTCTTTCTGTTTTTGCATGTTCAATATTATCTTCATAAAAGTTAACAAAATATTGACACACATTTTCGGGCACTAATTTATCTATGTGAAATTTAAGGTCGGTTATTTTATGATCAAAGGACATTGGTTACTTCTGTTAAATTAAAAGCATAGCATATTCTTTTTTCAGGACGTTCTTCTGGCAACACATAATGAAATAAATTAAATGGAAAGATTAGATAATCAAAAAGTTTTGGTTGTATTTCAAAAATATCACCTTCTTTTACAAAGTTAATATTATTGTTATTATTAGAAAGATATAAAACAGCTGCATGTGTAACTTGATTACCTGTATGACAATGAGGTTTGTTGTAAGATTTATTATCTAAAACATTTAACCAACCATTAGTTATTTTTAAGTTATGAACATTTCCTAAATATTTATTTATAAATTCATTTAATTCTTTTTTGCCATCAAAATCCTCATGATATTGAAAACCATTTACACAAGAAATATTATCTTTCTCTTCATAGTTTTGTTTTACAAACTCTAAAATCTTTTTATGTATATTTATTGGAATTGGTAAACTTCCATGAGACATACGAACTGCAAATAAATTATATGAATTAATCATTGTTTAACTCTTCATATTCTGTAATAAACAAACTAGCTGTATATCTTCTAAGATTTGGAACATTACTTGCATGATTAGAATGCACCCAATTAGACGGAAATAATATGGCTCTGTTTTCTCTAAATCCTACATGAATATCTAAGTCGCATTTATTTACAGGTCCTGTATAAAAAACAGTTCCATTAGTAACTGCTGTAGGTCCTTTTAACATAACTAAAACATTTACTTTTGCACTGTCTTGATGAGGTTTAAAATGATCTAAGTTTCTTAAATCTATACCAGAGTCATCTTCTATTTCTTTTATTTTTATCTTAAATTTTTTTTCTGCTTGTTTAATAAATATATCTAATAAATTTTTATCATCAGATAAAACAAATCTATTGCCATAATAGTTTTTTTTATTTTTTTCCTTATCATCAAAGAAACTAGGAGTGTAGTGTAATTTTGTGGTAATATGATGTTGTATATTTGCTAATAACTTATCATCAAAAAAATTGTTAATAATCTTTATCATCTTAACATTAACCAAGAAGTAAGTATATATTTCTCGCCCGACAATGGTGGATTACCCCTATGAATATAAGGAAAAGCAGCGGGCCAAATAACTATTCTACCTTTTTTAGGTTTTACTCTTTTAGAGAAATGTAAAAATTCTGTTTCTCCACCTTCTTCTACATCATTTAAATATACAGAAAAAACAAAAGCTCTTGGTTCGTTATCAAAACCTTTGTTGTGTTCTAAATGCCAAATATGATATCCTTCAGTAGGTAAAGTTTTTTGAATTTTTAAAGTAGTATATTTAAAATCATTCATTCCATAAGCTGCTGCAGCTCCTACATTTTTTTCATAATGTTTCCAAGCCATATCAAAATTAATCATAAGAGTTTTTAATTCTTCCCACCATATGCTCATATTATTTGGTGCTGCAAAATATTGTTGATCTTGTTTATCTAAGATAGATGCTTTTTCAAAACCTATTCTATTAATAGTATTATTAAATTTATTTTGATCTTCATATAAGTTAATAGCTCTGTTACATTCTTCTTCTGTAATATAGTTGTCATATATTCCAATAAAATTATTTATATTAACTATTTTTTCTTTCATTTATTTCTTCTATTTTTTTCTTAAAATTAAACTCATTAGCTTGTTCTATATTAAAGATTAAACTGTATCTATTATTTTCTTCTTTAGACTTATCAAAACCATGTATTATTTCAGGGGGAAATATATAATAGTCTCCCGGTTCAGGTGTTATTTTTATATTTAATTCTGGTAAATGTAACTCACAACCTTTTGTTAGATATAAAATTCCATGCCAACAAGGGTGTGTATGATAATTCAAACTATCATTTAGTTTTATTTCATTTCCCCAAGCATTAGTAACTTCATATCTTTCTAAAAAATATTGAAAAAGTTTTGGATGAGTTGTTTGATGTTTGTTTATTAAAAAAGTAAAAAAATTTTTAAAATTATCTTTATCTAGAAAATGATACCAATTAGTCATTCCACCTTTTACGTTAGTATGATTTTGCATATTTGAATCTAAATTATTTTTTATATCTAGAATAAAATTATGAACTATTTCAGGGTAAGGGTAATTTCCAAATATTAAACTTACAGTCCTAGGGTAGGTAATAGTTAAACTACTTTTATTTTCATTTAATTTATTATTTTTATCTATAAAATTAATCATTATTTTTCTTTGTATTGAGCTATAATTGAAAATCTTTTATTTTTATTATCGTCACTCCAGATTAATGGGCTGTGATAAACTGAAGACTCCCAAAAAACTGCTCTGTTTTCTTTAAAACCAATATGTGTATTTAATTCATGTACATTATTATTTTTTACATAAAAACCTGTTCCTCTGTGAAGACTTTCATCTCCTTTTATATAAATTATTATTTGATGAGAAGTTTTTTCTCCTTTATCACAATGAACCATAGGAGTAGTCCTTGTTACCATTGTATATGCGCTGTAGTTTTCTTTAAATTTTTTATTATATAATTTTTCACACTTTTCTCTTATATAATTAGATATATCTTTTTCAACGGTAGCCCCATAAAATAAATGTTCTGGATTACTATTTTGTTTCTTTATTAAATTACCATCTGTATTATGATAACCATAATTACCTGAGTACACATAAAAAGAAATTTTATCATAAATTAATTTATACATTTCTTTATCTAAAAAGTTATCTTTAATGTGAATGTCAAATCCTTCTTCCATAATTTATCCTACTATTATATTGCAACATATTCTTTGCCAATTATATGTTTCTGACGCAGGAGATTCTCCTTTGTGATATTCATTTGAATCAAACACTATCGCGTTGCCTGGTTTAAATTTAAATTCTTCACCATCAATATAAAAAGAACCTCTCCAATCTGGTTGCCAAATTGGAGTCATAAATAATAAAATTGATTTTAATTTTGGATCTTTTTCATCGTCTCGATGTAACCAGTGTTGAGTTTTCTTACCATGATAAGTACAGTTAAACCACATTCTTTCTACGGTCGTAGGTATACCTATATTTTTACTTTCTAATATTTTTGCTATTCTATATACTATAGTTTGTCCCCAAATATAAAAAGGATAATGTGTAATTGAATCATTATATTCTTTAACTATTAAAACAGGTGAAGACATAAAACCTCTATCGGGTTCTGACAAACCATTCATTTTCCATGTCGGACTACTTATAATTTGATTATACATAAAAAATAATTCTTTTTCAGAAACAATATTACTTACTAAATTAGTCTTCATTTTATATCTCTAACACCATATTTAAACAGAACCTATTTGGATTTATTTTGGGAGCTATACCTCTGTGATACAGTTTACTAGGGAAGACAATAGCCTCTGATGCAATTGATTTATAAAAATCTATTTTATCATTGATCTTAAATTCAGTGCCACCATCATTATTGTGTAAATTATATATTATAGAAAAAGCGTTGTCATCTGGGTTATCCATATGAAATTTTGTAAGACTCCCTGGATGATACCAATTCCAGTATATTCTAGTAATTTTTTTAAATTTCATAAATGATTTACTATTAACCATATCAAAAATAAATTGAGCATAAGTATTTAAAATATCATTTTTTTGATATTCTTGAGTTTCTGTATAAGTTACTACTAAAAAACCATAATCTTTTTGATCTGTATCAATAAAGGTATTTTTATCAAATCCAAAACACCAATTTTTTGTAGCATATAAGTTGTTTATAACCCTATTATTGGTGCCAATAGGAATACCTGTATTAATCTTTGTTATCATATCTATTTTTTCTATCTTTCATTTTCTGTAAAACTAATATATAACACAATTATGGCTCTAAAAAAAGTAGATTTTGCACCTGGTTTTAATAAACAAAGCGTACCCTCTGCTCTTCCTGGACAGTGGGTAGATGGCGATTTTGTACGTTTTAGATACACAGCACCCGAAAAAATAGGTGGTTGGGAACAACTAACTGTTGCATCTAAGACTTTACCGGGCGCTGCTAGAGCGCAATTAGCTTGGACTTCTTTAGCGGGAGAACGTTATGCTGCTATAGGAACCTCTCAAGGTTTATTTTTATATTACGGTAATGATTTTTTTGATATTACTCCTTTAGATACAGCTATTACAGGATGCACATTAACAACAGTTAATGGTTCAAACACTGTAACTGTAAATAAAGGATCTCATGGTTTAGCTAAAGGAAGATATGTAACCCTTTCAGCTGTTACAGTAACAGCTGCTTCAGATTATACACCAACTGAATTACAACAAGTTTATGAAATATTAACTGTTCCAGATGTAGACAAGTTTACAGTTCAAGCTTCAAGAGCAGAAGGAGGAACAGGTATGACTGCAGCGGGTGCTGCAACTGTTAATCCTTACGTTGAAGTAGGACCAACGTTTCAAACTGCAGGTTATGGTTGGGGTACTGATTTATGGGGATCTAGCACATGGGGAACTGAAAGTGCAACTAGTGATGTGATTCTGGATCCAGGAAATTGGAGTCTTGATAATTTTGGTCAAGTATTAGTTGCAACTATATTTGATGGTAGAACTTTTACGTGGAACGCTGGAGCATCTGGAGCTCGGGGTATTCGAGCATCACAATCTACATCTGGTTTTGCGACAACTGGTAACCCTACAGCGTCTAGATTTACTTTAGTCTCTGACAGAGATAGACATTTATTTCATTTTGGAACAGAAACAACTATTGGTGATCCTACTACACAAGACCCTATGTTTGTGAGATTTTCAAACCAAGAAGATTTAAATACTTATGCACCAACAGCAACTAATACTGCAGGAACTTTTAGATTAGATACTGGTAATGAAATTAGAGCCGCTCTTCAAGGTAAGGATTATGTTTTTGTAATAACGGATCTGGCTGCTTATGTAATTCAATTTGTTGGTCCACCTTTTACTTTTAGTGTTAGACAAGTTGGTACTAACTGTGGATGCATAGGACAACATGCAGCTTCTTACGTTAATGGCGCTGTTTATTGGATGTCTAATGAAGGTGGATTTTTTATGTACGATGGTACTGTCAAAGCCCTACCTTGTTTAGTGG